CTTAAAGGACGTAATTTCCCTGCTGAACAGAGACAACCATAGATCCTTGCGATGTTCGGGCAGTAGAACCACATATCTCTCAACTTCTATAGTATAGCAGTTTTACGTCATACTACAAGGACGGATGTTACAGTTCTTATGCTGGCACTTCAGATGGAATATCAACTGGTTTGATATTAGTACCTATGACATTGTACTCATCATCATAAGTGTGACTTATAGCATAGCACTCCCATTCATGGTCAAGTGTGAATACATAAGCATACTCTTCACCAATCTCAAAATACTCATCTATATTAAGATGTAGTTTTGGTTCAGTGTTCTCTCCTCTTGCATTATAATAGAGAACATGGTTTTCTACCTTATTTCTATCCCAATCACTATCAGAATCAATACATGAAATGTCTCCACCATCAATTACTTCAGCAATCTTCTCTCTTGTGTTAAACTTCTTCTTAAGAGTAACTCCTAACCACTCAGGATAACCATCCCAATGGTGATAAACTGATACAAAAGCATCTTCAGTTAATTGAAGTGCTATTCTTGATCTTGTTGCCATTTAGAAAAAGAAATGAATTTATTAGTGAGAGAAACAAAAAGAGGTGATTGTGTGTTCTTTTACCCCAACGGTAATGTCCTGCTTTCTGTCGGTGTCCTAAGCATATCCAATAAAGGATTCTGGCATCGAAACTGTCAGGTAGTTAGGAACCTCTTTTGTTTCCCATGCACCTATTATAAGGCATCCATATCTTTTCGCTCGTGACCTTGTGACACTTTATTCTCTGTCACACCCATGATGTCTTTAACAAATCCTTCCAATAATATAAAAGGAAGTATAATAACATCAAATCCATCTAATGCTTGAATCTTATCTATCCAAGTTTTCTTTAATTGTTCTTCAGGCATAATAATAGTAAATTCCTCAGTCGTCATAAACTCTACATTCCAGTGAATCTGGATGATTGTCACAATACACTTCTAAATGCTTATCATCATGTCGTGTATGCCAATCATTAATCTTTGCACCACCAGGATTTTCTTCATTCTCTTCATGAGCATGAAAAGCATCATTATGAAGTTGTAAATCTTCTTGACTATACTCTAACATACCATGATTAATATGCTCTTTATGATCCTTTGGATCAAGATACACTTCATGGTTTAAATCGTGATCTGGAACTTTAGTAGTCATAATCCATCCTACTTTAACAAATTTATTTATTATTATACCACAATTTCTACTTCTCTGAGTGCTTCCATCCTAACAAACTGTTCATTCATATCATAAAATAGTTTATGATTCTCTGTAGTTAAATAATATCCCATAATATCATTCCCATCACAATGCCAACCATAAGCATAAAGACGTTCATCAACACCATCTATTCTTAATTTCTTACTACCATTTAGATAGTCATGGTATCGTTCGTCTAAATTAATCATTGGTTTAAAGTGTATGTGTTGATATTATAACATAAGTGCTATATATTATCTATAAACTTTATATTTGCTTTAGACTAAATACACATTTATTAATCTTCATCCCTATCTTCATTAAAAAAAGTACCAAACATACCACGATCACCTTTTTGACGATTCTCTAACTTTTCAACTACATGAACAGCATCAATGATATTATCTATACCTGCTAATATATCAGCAATATGTTTACTAACATAAGTTTTCTCATTTCTTGCTGAAAATGCCAGTGCATTTCTCAAATTTTCTTGTGCATCTCGTAATGATAGTTCTACTTGTTCAGATAATGCCATTAGTCATCAACCTCCTCGTTATTATTTAAAAATGGTGAATTTAACCTAAATCTTTCTCTCTCTTCTTCATTAATCGGTGTATATGCGTATCCATACTTTTTTAATGCGTCTTCAAATTCTTTACCATAAAGTTCACCATTCCAATATTTTGCCCATTCACTCTTTCCTTCTACATTATTATAATTATTATTACCATCAATTACTTCTAATCCATTCTCATTACCTCGTAACAATGAAAGAAGTTTTACACTTGTATTATAACATGCTTTTTGATAACGCATATTTTCTTTGACAGTAGTTATAATACAATCATATATCTCTTCAGGAGTATATTCTGACTCCATAGCATCACTAATCCATTGTCTAATTTGATCTAATGGATATTTACCATAAGTAGAGTCATCTTTCATTTTTGTCATGTTTAATTGCCTCTTCAATAATAACTTGAATTTCTTTAGATGTCAACCCATTTAACCATTTCCAATTAGGATCATTTCTATCCCAGTCAATAGTAAATGATCCATCATTATTTTGATTTATCTTTAGACTGTCGTTCATGTTTTTTAATTTGTTTCATAATCATTTTAGCATAATATACTTCTCTTTCAGAATATAATTCAGGATGTTTCTTTGCTCGTTTAATAATTAACTTTGCTGCTTTCTTGTCTTTCATTCGGATTGTTTCTTTTTAAGATAGTTTTTAATCTATCTATATTATTTTCAAGATATACAACATCATCCTCCAACATTTCAATCCTTGTTAATAGATGATCTCGTATTTCTCTCATTTCATCGTAAAGACTATCCAAATGAGTAATAGATACTTCCTCTTCCCTATGATATTCACGCATTACTATTTCCAGTATGAACAGGTTTGGGTTTGTATGACAGTTCCTTAACTGCCCTTGAACTCTTCTCTAATTGTTCTATTGCTGCTATAACTTCAGGTGTCTCATCCCAACTCCATTCTTGACTATGCTTAGGGTTCTTTTTCTCTATAGTATGAATCTTAACTGTCATTAGTATTCTTCCCATTATGAATTATATCATACTCTATCACAATTTTCTTACTTTGTCTACCAGTCTGATCGTATGTAGTCAATCTTTCTATATTACCACCTAACTTATCTACAATAGAAACTATTTCTGAAATTAAATCATTTTGATTCATTGATGTACTCCCTAAAAGTCCTTCTTTCTTTAATCTATCAAAATTGTAACAACTATCAAAATTAAGTTTAATTTTTGGTTCTTCTTTTGACATTTATATAAAAATATAAGTTTATATTATAAAACCCCTAACACAATGTGTCAAGGGTTTATGTGGTTAATTAATTTTACTTTAAGGTGGATGCTGATACTTAATCATTTGTTTGTTAAGATTAAACGTGTACTTGTTTTAAATTAAAACCTCCTTACATATACGTTTACAAACATGTTGGTCGTCTTCACAGTCAATTAGACACTCGTAGTATTCTGTGATTAAATCACTATGTGGATCGTTATGTTCTATATGTTTTGATCCAGCAAGTTGATTAAATGAAATTAAGTTGTGCATAATTGCCTCCAATGAACTACAATAACAAAGAGATTTAGATCATCTTGTTATCCCTAATTCTATCATTATTTATGCAAATAGTGTTTGTATTTACTGATACAATTTAACAAAAATTTATGCCTATTAGTATATCTTATACCTAAACCTCACCAATCTCTCTATCATAATAATCACCCAATGTTCCACTATACAGGGTTTCACTGATCTCACCTGCTGGAGTAGTAACTGTAGGAGTTACAGCATTATTCTTTTTACCAAATTCTAATGGTGGTGTATGAGGATTAGGTATGCTCTTAACATACTCAATAACACTATCTCTCAATTCCATCATTTCATCATAACACCCTTGATTATAGGCACATCCACGAAGTTTGCTATCTGGTTTAAACAATGACTCTATTAATAAAGTCTTACCACGATCCCATTTTTCAAGTGCAGTTTCTTTCATTTAAACTTCCTAGATTCCTTTAGTATGTATGACCTTGCAGAATCAAAGTTTCTACAAGTATGTACCCATTCACCATTATGGATGATAGCAAGTTTTTTACCACCATCCATAATTGGAACTGCTGCCCATGTACCATCTTTGGTTACATAACCAGTCTTATTCTTTATCTCTTCCTTATAGAAAGTTTGATAATTAGAATTTCGCATTAACTGATACTACTCTAGCATTAGGATTTCTGGCAAGTGCAACTTCTTTTGCATCTTGATAATTAACTGCTTCTACCTCTTCAGTGAAAACTTTACCAGCAACATAGAGTTGAACTGCACAACGCATGGGAATAATCTCCTTTGTTTATAGATCTATTATACACTATTTACAACCCAAGTATGGTTTCAATGTTCACTTCTGGATCTGGCACAGGGTGATACTCTCTAACTCTCTTTTCAATTAGATTACCATAATCTGAATGTAATTCACATCCTCTATAATCTCTACCTAATGACTTTGCAACTGCGGCAGTCGTACCTGATCCCATAAAAGGATCTAATACTATATCACCCTTCTCACTACCTGCTAGGATACAAGGTTCAATCAATTCAGGTGGATATACAGCAAAATGTGCTCCCTTATATGGTTTCTTATTCACTGTCCATACTGATCTCTTGTTTTTCTTATCATACACCATTTTACGTGGTCTAGTTAAACCACTAAATTGATTGTCAACATCCTTAGTATTATCCATATTAATAGGAGTGTTACCACC